CGCATGATCCCTCCCTATGGAAAAAGTTCGGAATTCCTGGGAAATAACACGCCAATCGGGGCGTCTAGTGAGACGTGCCCCAGACTATCCCTACACGATGGTCCTGTCAAACGAACGGCTTCGGAGCGCCTTCCATGGATCATTTTTTCCCGTCGTCTCCGGCGGGGTCGAGCGCGGGGCCGGACGCGAGGAGATGGCGAGGCAGCTTCGAGACGCCGCCCGGGGCACGGTCGCCGCCCGGCCGGTTCATTACTGGGAGGTCGTCGCCAGCTCGTTCGTGACCCGCGGCCGGACCTTTGGGCAGCTCTCGTCGTACTCGGAGGCCGGGGTCGAGCGGTACCGCATCGAGGCAGTGCTCGACGAGGTGACGACCGAGATCTGTCGGGGCCTCCACGGTCGGATGTTCACGGTCAAGTCGGGGCTCGGCGTCTTCGCCCGCCACGAGGCGGCGGCGGAGAAGGGGGTCGACGAGTTCAAACTCGCCGCGCCCTGGGTCCGCGAGCGCACCAATAGCAAGGGCGACACCGAGCTGTGGGCGAAGGGGGCGAACGGGAGCCGCCGGATCGCCTCGGTCGTTCAGTCCGCGATGGGGACATCAGGCCCGAACGCGACGGGGACCTTCTCGGGGGTGCTCGACGCCAAGGGCATGGAGGGCGTGGGGGTGATGTTCCCGCCGTTCCACGGGTTGTGCAGGAGTACGACGATCCCGGAGATCTCCGCGGCTGGCTAGCTCCCACCCGGGCCTCCGCTCGTCCCCGTCGACCCGCCGAAGTCAAAAACCGTCGCCGCTGCCCCCGGGCGCGATCCGGTAGCACTCCCGGCTCCGGGTCTGGTAGCGTCTGGGAATGTTCGCCGTCTACAAGGCCTCCGCAGACTCGTTCTGTGTCATGGCGCTGCTCCCAGCCCTGATCGCGGACCAATTCCCAGCGGACGGACGGGTGGGAGAGGACTCGTCCCCTCCCCACGTCACCGTCGCCTACATGAAGATCCGGCCCGGGGAGCCCCCGGTCGCGGAGGCGATCGCGGCGGTGGAGAAGGCGGTTGGCGGGTTCGCCCCGTTCAATGCCGACCTCCGCGGGCTCAGCCATTTCGAGATCCCCGAGCACGCCGTGGCTGTCGTAGTCGCGCTGGGCAAGCAGTTCGCTGCGCTCCACAAGGCGATCCTCGCCGCGCTCCGGGCCGCCGGGTTCGCCGCCGAGCAGACGTTCCCCGAGTACCGCCCCCACGCCACGCTCGCCTACCTCGAGCGCGGGGCCAAGTGGGAGGGCCACGTCCCGTCCGGGGAGTTCGAGGTCTCGTCCCTCGCCGTCTACCAGAACGACGGTCAGATCGCCGAGGTCAGGCTCGCCGGGTGGCCGGACGACATCGCCGAGACGGTCGCCCGGAAGGAAACCGCCCCAGGCCCTTCCCCAGGCGAGCACTCGGCCACACAGGCGCCGCGTCATTCCGCGGTCCGCCCGCTCCGCGTACACCCAAAGGGCCTCCCCGCGGGCGTGGACTTCATTGTCGAGGTTCAGCCGAACGGACGGATCCGCGTCATGGCCGTCCTATTCGATGAGAAGACGTGGTCTCCGGTCGCTGCTGGTAAGTGGCTCCGGAGGCACGGGTTCAAAGAGACGCAGCTTGACGCGGCCGACCCGTCGGCCGTTCGTAGTGTAAACTCTCGTGGAGGAGGTAATCCGATGCAAGCCGTCAAGTCCGCCATCGCCGATGTCGTCGCCAAGACCGAGGGTCTCCCCGCGGAGAGCATCGCCGGGATCGCAAAGGCGTTTGAGGACGCCGCCGCCGACCTGCGCAAGAAGGCCAAGCTCGACGAGGACGCCGAGAAGGCGAAGCGGGACGAGGAGGAGAAGGCCAAGGACCCCGACGACGCCGAGAAGGCGAAGCGGGACGAGGAGGAGAAGGCCAAGGACCCCGACGACGCCGAGAAGGCCAAGCGGGACGAGGAAGAGAAGGCCAAGGCGAAGACCGACGAGGAGAAGGCCCGCCGGGACGCCGACGCTGAGAAGGCGAAGACCGACGAGGAAGAGAAGGCCAAGCTCGACGACGCCGAAAAGGCCAAGCGCGACGCCACCGAGAAGGCGGCGGACGTGGATTGGCCGATGGACATGGGCTCCTAGCGGAGCGGATCCGTGATCGGGGGACGCCGACGGTTGGCCGGAGGACATGGGGCGATGAGTGACGTGATCTGGCCGACCGACATGACCGATCTGATCGCAAAGGGGGCCGACCCGCTCGCCGCCGACGTGGACCTGGACGAGGGGGACGACGGGGCGATCGAGGTCGCGAAGCGGCTCGCCGGGACCGGGTACGCCGCCGAGGAGCCGATCCGCTCGCCGGTGCTCTGTATGGGCACGTACCGCCACATGGCGGCTGCCATTTCGAGCCAGATGCCCCCGCACTCGACCTACATCGAGCCATTCGTCGGCCCCGCGGACATCATCTTTGCCAAGAAGCCCTCCGATGAGGAGGTCATCAACGATCTCGACCCGCGGATCACCCGCATCTACCGCACGATCAAGTCGCTGACCGACAACCAGATCCGGTCGCTCAAGCGGCGCAACTGGAAACTCACCGTCCAGCGGTTCCGCCACGTCCGCAAGATGGGCATCGGTGGCGACCTCGACATGCTCTACAAGGTCTTCTACCTCATCGGATTCTCGTTGTACGCCAAGGGAGTGATGTTGGCTGACACCTTTGACGGCGGATCCCCCCACTACAAGAGGCTGGGGCGGCGCCTCCAGGTGCCCGACCGGCTCGAATCGTACCGGGCCCGGCTCCGTGGGGTGACGATCACCACGGATGACTATCGCGAGGTGTACAAGCGATTCGGGAAGCGCAAGGGCGCGCTGTGGATCATCGATCCCCCCTACCCGGGCACAGTTCAATATTACAAGGTTGCTGACGTAGACTTCGACGAGATGGCGGCGAAAACCAAGGCCCTCGCCGGCAAGTGGATGCTCCTGTTCGAGGCGACCAAAGAGGCGGCCCGGTTCAAGGGGCAGGGGGTTTCCACCTCCAAGATCCGCCGCCGGAACACGGCCCCCCTCACCCCCGCCGATCCTCGTCGCCGGGCGGCGAACATCGACCATTCGAAGAAGTTTGCCCTGTTCGCATCCAACGATAGCGACTGGCTCCGCGGCGTCGTCCGCGAGGATCGACGCAACCGCCCGGACACGACCTCGACGAAGAAGGATGCGGACGGGGACGAGGACGCCGGAGCGGCGATCCTGGTCGCCCCTCCCGTCCCCGCCCCCGACATCAAGATCTCGGTCTCGATCCGCAAGGACCAAGGGGGGGATGAGCAATACGTCTTTGGCGTCGTCCTGGTCCCCGACGAAACGGACTCACAGGGCGACACCTACAACGAGCAGACGGTTCGCGACGCCGCCCACAATTTCCTCGCAGAGTACAACGTCGGAACGGGCCTCGGGCTCCAACACAAGAAGCGCATCGACAGGCTCGCGAAGCTCGTCGAGTCGTACCTCGCCCCCGTCGACATGGTGGTGGAGGGGGTGTCGATCAAGCGAGGAACGTGGTGTATGGCGTGGCGGGTACTAGACGCTGACCTGTGGCGCGCTATAAAATCCGGGGAGTTCACCGGGTTCTCCATCGGCGGAGACGCGATCCGGCGCCCGATCAAGGACTGAGACGATGCCCGACCCCGACCGCGAGCCAGAAGCCGAACTCGAGGACATCGTCACAAACGAGGTCTCCGCGGTCGATGCGGCAGCGAACGGCAAGCGGTTTATCGTTGTGAAAGCGGAGGAGAACGACGTGCCGAAGGCGAAGACCGAAGAGGAGAAGGGCGGAGGGGCGACGACCGAGGAAGACGCCGAGAAGCGCGCCAAGGAAGACGCCGAGAAGGCCGCGACCGCTCATGAGACGCTTCTCGCCGAGAAGCTCGCCGCCCTCAAGAAGGGCGCCGACAAGATCGCAGCGGCGGTCGGGGCGGGGTCCATATCCGACGCCAAGGAGCTGATCCGGTCCCTGACCGAGGTCGCATGGGGCCTGTCGGACTCGTTCGGGATCGTCAAGCTCTCGAAGGCCGCCGCCGACACCAAGGGTGTCGCCGAGGTTCTCGATGCCGTCAAGGCCAAGCTCGACGACGCCGAGAAGGCCAAGCTCGACGAGGACACCGAGAAGGCCAAGCGCGACGCCGAGGAGAAGGCGAAGCTCGACGAGGAAGAGGCAGAGGCGGAGGGCAAGCCCGGCTCCGCGTTCCTCGCGAAACTCTCCAGCATCGACGGCCACCTCGCCGCCCTCGTCTCCGCGACGAAGAAGCGCGACGAGGAGGAGAAGGCCCGCCGCGACGACGACGCCGAGAAGGCGAAGCGCGACGACGAGGAAAAGTCGAAGCGCGACGACGAGGAGAAGGCCCGCCGGGACGCCGACGCTGAGAAGGTGAAGCGCGACGCCGAGAAGGCGAAGCGCGACGAGGCCCTCGACGGGATCGCCAAGGCGATGAAGGCGCTCGGCTCCCGAGTCGCCTCCGTCGAGAAGAGCACGACCGGACCGAGAAGCGTCCCGCCCGGAGGCGGAGGCGCTCGCGCAGATGACCCCGAGTGGCCGATGGACATGGGCGCCGGGGAGTAACGAGAGGGGGGGCATACCCCCGACACAGCAGGAGAAGGACCATGCCCATCCCCAACCGCACGCTGATCGAGAAGGCAGACCTCGCCCTCAGCGAGCTGACCACTGGCGGCGGCGATCTCGTCCCCGCCCAGGCGCAGCAGTTCATCAAGCTGCTCGTCGAGCAGTCGACGTTCATGCGGCAGTGCACCGTGGTGCCGATGAAGGCGCAGAAGCAGCGCGTCTCGAAGATCGGGATCACGGGGCGCGTGCTCAAGCCCGGGTCGCCGTCGACGGCGCTCGACAATCCGGCCGACCGCCAGCGCCCGGTCTTCTCGTACGTCGAGCTGGACGCGCAGCTCTTCCGCGGCGAGGTCCGGATCCCCGACGAGGTGATCGAGGACAACATCGAGGGGCCGAAACTCCAGAACGCGATCATGGACCTGACCACCGAGTCGATCGCCCGGGATATGGAGGAGGTCGTCCTCCAGGGCGACACCGACTCGGCCGACGTGTTCCTCGCGACGTTCGATGGGGTCATCAAGCTGATGACCTCCCACACGGTCGATTGCGCCGGGGCGGACGTCAGCTTTGCCAAGCTGTCCGAGATCCAGCGCTCGCTCCCGCGCCCCTACCAGCGGCTCCGCGAGAAGTATCGGTTCTTCACCTCGCCCATCGCCGAGGACGACTACCGGGCGCTCCTCGAGGCCCGCGAGACCCAGGCGGGCGACGACAACATCACCGAGTTCATCCCCGCGCGCTACCACGGCACGCCGATCGTTCCGGTCGGGATGATGCCCGCCACGCTCGGGGATGAGTCGGACGAGACGGTGGCCCTGTACCTGGACCCCAAGAACGTCCACGTCGGCATCTGGCGCTCGATCCGCATCGAGCTGGACCGCGACAAGCGGGCGGGGTTCGTCAGCATCCTCCCCACCGTGCGCTTCGATGTGAAGATCGCGGTCGAGGACGCCTGCGTGAAGGCGATCGACCTCAAGAACGACTAGCGCCTGCCCGGCGCTGACGCACCGTTGAGGCGGCGGGGTCGTCGCCTCAGGGATTCCACCAGAGGAGAGATCGATGTCGCTCGAAGAAGAGACCAAGGCCCCGGAAAAGGCCGCCACGCCGCCCGCCGCCGCCCCGAAAAAGGTCGCCGCCGCCGCCCCGAAACCCGTCTGGGCTCGGCTCCGGGCGTACGACAAGCGGGCGGGCGCGCTCGCCAAGACGTACAGCGTCAACGGGGTGCGCTTCGAGGCGGGCGGGGGCGCGAAGGAAGTACCCCCGGAGATCGGGGACCGACTCCGGGGCATCAAGAACGCCTCGCCGAAGGCCCCCTTGATGTTCGAGGTCTCCGCCAAGCCCTTCCCCGCCGCCCGCAAGCGCCGCAAGTAGCGACGGAGCCCGCCGCCGGAGGGGACCATGCGAAACGTCGAGGCCCGGACGGAGATCGTTGACCAGTTCTCCGTCTGGGCGGACGCGATCAACAAGATCGGCGGGCTCGACTCCGGCGTCTTCACGGTCAAGGTCTTCCATGACGGAGCGGTCGACGGCGACACGGCGGTGACGCTCGCCGAGATCCCCGACAGCCCCGGCGACTGGAAGGCGTCCTGGACGTTCGGCGGATCGGGGTTCTGGGAGGTCGAGGTCCTCTACGCCGCGGGGCTTCAGGTCTACCACATGCAGTTTGACGTGGCGGAGCCGGTTGCCGTTGGCGGCTCGCGTCCGCCGGGGTACGCCTGATGCAGCTCGCACGGAGCCAGTCGTCATCGTGCGACAACCCGGCCCTCGACATCTATGTTTCGGTCGCCGGGTCGCTCGTTGACATCGCGGTCCTTGAGTTCGAGATCTACGACATATCGACTGACGAGAAGGCGGCGGAGCCGGTCAAGGTCTATCCGGCCGGGGACGGGCGGGCGGAAGTCGACCCCGCCACTGACTGCCCGAACGGCGGGCGTCTCGGCGTCGGCCGCTACGTCGGGGCGTGGACGGTCCCCGCCGACGAGTCCCTCGGCGCCCACGAGGTGCGGTGGTACTTCAACGTCGAGGCCGGCTGGGATGAGGGATCGTGGGTCGAGGAGTTCGAGGTCACCGCCACGATCGTTCCCGTGGCAGACGGGTTCCGGCACTACTGCTCGGTAGCCGATCTCCGGGCGGAGGGGGTCACTGTCGCCCTCGCGTCAGACGAGCGCCTGGAAGAACTCATCGACGAGGCCACCCGAGAGATCGACGGGTGGACCCGATGGTGGTTCGACGTGCAGGCGCGGACCTTGGCGATCGACGGGTCAGGCCACGGGACGCTCATCCTCCCCGCCCCGGTCATCCGGCTCGACGGGGTAACGATCTCGTCGGACGAGGGGACGACGGAACTCGACGTCGACGACATCGTGATCGACGGCCCCGCCCCGGTGCGCGAACCCTACTCCGGGCCTGGCCCCGCACTGCGATACACCGGTGAGCTCCCTGATTCGTGGGCCACTGCGACGTTCGCCGCCGGCGTCGCGAATGTCGCGGTCGAGGGGCTGTTCGGTCGCACCGAGTACGACGGGACGGTGCAGGGGCGGGTTCCGCGGTCGATTCGGCGTGCGTGCATGCTGCTCGCGATGAAGCGAGTGATCCCGCTCGTCGAGGACGACGACTCGCGTCGGTCGCACCGGATCAAGACGATGAAGACCACGTCACAGTCTGTGACATTCGCTGACGTAAACCCGGCGTCGGCCCCGTTCTCCGGCGACCCGGAGATCGACCAGATCTTGATGCGCCTCGCGAAGCCCATGGCCATCGGTGTCGCCTGATGCGTGGGCGTCTCCTGCAGCGGTTCCTCGCGGGCATCCGCCGGCTTGACGCGGGCGCGATCCGCGCGGTCGACCCAGACGGTGCGGGCCCACTCGTCGCGGGCTACGACGACGACTTCCGCGAGCCCAACCTCGAAGACCCAGACGAAGATGGGGTAGGCGAGGTCGCTCGGCGGGAGGTGGACGAGATCCAGATCCCGTGCCAGGTCGAGAGCGACGCGTTCGAGGCCCTCCGACTCTACGCCGCTGGACACTCGCCGCGCATGTCAGTTGACCTGACGACGCATATGCGGGACCTCGAGCGGCTCGGGCTCGTGGGGGACGACGGCGAGATCCTGATCAGGGCCGGCGACCGGCTCGGGGCTATCTACAACCGAGCGGGGGCGGTCGTCCAGGCGGTCCGCAACCCGCCGGGCCTGTTCGTCTCCGAAGCTGCGCCCGCGGGGTTCGGGCTCGGCGGGCTCGTGCCGACGCGCAACCTCGTGGTCATCACGTTCGCCGACCGTCGGCAGGCGGCAGGGTCGGTGGCGTCGTGAGCAGTTCGGTCAGCAAGACGGGTCCCTGGGCGTTGACGCGCCAGATGCTGGCGGCGGGCCCTGCACGGCTCAAGATCGGGATCAGCAAGGCGGTGTTCATCGAGGCCCACGCCCTGCGGCGCGAGATCATCGTTGGGCTCCGCAAACAGAACCCGGGCGGGGGCGCACCGTTGCGCGAGTTGTCGCCGTTCACCGTCGCCGCCCGTCGGCTGCGCGGGAAGGGCGGGCGGAAGGTGCTGATCCGCAGCGGCGAGATGCGCAACTCCATCGACGCTGTGGTGCGCGGCGAGTTCGCGTTCGTCGGCATCCCGCGAGGCGCGACCGCTCAAGATGGCAGGAGCGTCGTCAGGATCGCGGAACTGCACGAGTTCGGTTCCGACCCGATCATCATCCCGATCACACCGAAGATGCGCCGCTACCCGGGTGTGCTGTTCTCGAAGATCCCCAAGAGTTCCAGGCCCGCCAAGAAGGGCGGCGGGGTCGGGGCTGTCGTGGTCCAGATCCCTGAGCGTCCATTCCTCAGGCCGGCGTTCTCGCGGTGGAAGATCGGCGTGAGCCAGCGCGTCATGGCCAGGGTCGCCCAGTCGCTCGGGTGGGCGAAGTAGTGGCAGCGCCGACCATCACCAGCGTCGCCCCGGCTGCAGGGCCGGGCAAGGGCGGCGAGATCGTCCAGGTCGTTGGTGCCGACTTCGCAGTGAGCGTCGGTGTGACGTTCGGCGGGGTCAGTGCCCAACTGCTCGCGCGGTTCCCGCTCGACGGCGACGACATCGCCGAGGTGTGGACGCCTGCTGGCCCGCTCGCGGCCGGGGCTGTCGACGTGGTCCTGGTCAACCTGGACGACGATGGCGCCCCCGTGGTGGGCGAGACAGTGACCCTGGACGACGGCTACACCTACGCACGGGAGGAATCGACGGCGGACTCGCTGTTGGTCGCCATCGTCAGGGGGATCGTCCAGGGGCTCAAGCGGTCTGTGCTCGCAGCCACCGGCACGCCGCTCGCGGTGGACTACGTCGAGGACGAGGACGCCGACGAGGACGCCCGGCTGGTCCACGTCGCGGAGGTCCCGTCCATCGCCATCACCGGCCCGACCGGGACGCTCAACAGATTCTTGCGGCGCATCGAGCCCGAAGAAGAGCCTGTCGACGGGGCACCAAACGACAGGATCCGCCGCGGCGCCACGCTCGCGTACGATCTCGCGTTCGTCGTGACGATCTCGACGCGGAGCACGAAACAGATATTGAATCTCATCGTGGCGGTGGCCGAGTGGCTGAATGCCAATCGGCGGCTGTCTATCGTAGATCCAGCAGATGCTGAGGCTACTCTGCGATGGCCGATGGACTCTGGCGCGGTGAGGACCAACCTCCAGGGCGCCGGTGGGTTGCGGACCGCCACGGTGGGTCTGACTCTTCGCGGGGTCTTCCTGGGTGGCGGCCAGCCGATTGATCGGGGTACTATCGTCGAGGAAATTGAAGCGTCCCAGGTCCCGTCCGGAGGTTAACCATGAGCGGCGAGATGCTCGCGTCCAAGGTCATCGTGCAGGAGGTCCCGCCCCAGACCAGGGGGATCGCCGGCGTCTCGTCGTCCATCACCGGGGCTGTCGGCGTCACCGAGCGGGGGCCGCTCAACACGCCGACGCTCATCACGTCGCCGGGCGAGTACGCGGAGATCTTCGGCGGCTACGTCTCCGGGTACTACATGGCCCAATTCGTCGCCGGGTTCTTCGAGAACGGCGGCGCGTCCCTCTACATCACGCGGACCTGCCACCACACCGACGTCGACGACGCCGCGACCGCGACCGCTGAGCAGGCGGAGGACGGCCTGACGACCGGCGCGGCCGCGACGCCCGCACGCCTGGTCGGTGGTGCCCCGACGTTCAACCTCGAGCCCGGCGACGTGATCGTGCTCGACGTGGACGAGGCGGGCGACGACACCGCGACGTTCGACGCCGCGGCAGCGACGTGCACCGCGGTGGGCGCGGCCACCTACGACTTGACGAACGACGACACGCTGACCGTGCAGATGGACAGCGGCGAGACGCAGACGATCACGTTCACCGCGGTGAGCGCGCTCATCAGCGACATCGACGCGGTCACCGCCGCCGAGGTCGTTGCGACCATCAACGACCAGATCCTCGGGGGTTCGGCCGCGGTGGTCGGGGCCGTCCCCGTCATCTCCAGCGACACGCGCGGGACGAGCAGCGGCGTCCAGGTCATCGGCGGCGCGGCGAACGACGTGTTCCTCTTCCCGACCGCGCTGCAGTCGGGGACGGGGGACGTGGCGGACATCAACGCGGTCACCGCCGCCGAGGTCGAGACCGTGGTCGAGGCGGACATCGCCGGCGTGGCGGTGGACCTCAGCAGCGGCAACATCCGGATCTCGACGGTCGCGACCGGCGTGGCAGTGACGCTCGAGGCGGGGGCCGCGACCGCCGACGCGTTCGGCTTCACCGAGGCCGAGGCCGCCAGCGGCGCTGCCGCGTCCGTCGTGGACTGCGTGACCGTCCAGGGGAAGACCCCGGGCACATACGCGCACCTGCTGACGGTGGCGGTCCAAGCGGCGACATCCGGCGTCAGCGCCGAGTTCAACCTCGTGGTGAGCGACGACGGGCGCGTGGTCGAGCGCTACCCGAACCTGTCGATGGTCTCCACGGCTGACCGCTACATCGAGACGATCGTCAACGCCGGCTCGAACCTGATCGCCGTGACCGACCTCGAACTGGACGATGCCCCGCGGCCGACGAACCAGGAGATCACCCCGGCCGCCGGCGACGACGGTCTGACCGATCTCGCCGACACCGACTTCATCGGCTCGGCGGCCGGCGCGACCGCCATGTACGCGTTCGTCGCGGTGTCGGACCTCCGCGTCCTGGCGATCCCCGGCAAGGCGTCGAGCGCGATCCACAACGCCATGCTCACCTACTGTGACACGGTCCGCGACGGGCTCTGCTTCGCGGTGCTCGACCCGGCCGCGGGCCTGTCGGCTTCGGAGGTCGTCACCTACGTGGAGACGACCGCGGCCCTGCTCAACGCCTCGGAGCACGGGGCCATCTATTGGCCCTGGTGCAAGATCGTGAACCCGTCGCAGTCGGTCTTCGGCACCGACGCGCAGATCACCGTGCCGCCCTCGGGGATCGTGTGCGGCATCTACGCGCGGCTGGCGGGGACGCCCGGCGGCCTCTACGAGAGCCCGGCCGGCTACGAGTACGCGCGGGCCAACGGCGTTCTCGGCTTCGAGACCGACACGGTTCTCCAGGAGGCGGTGCGCGACATCGTCTACCCGAAGCGCATCAACCCGATCACCTCAGGCACAGGGCTGCCCCGCTTCGTCGACGGTGGCCGGACGCTGTCGAGCAGCGGCAACTTCTCGCACGTCGCTCAGCGCCGCGGCGCCATCTACATCGCGGCGTCGGTGAAGGCGGGCCTCGAGTGGGCCCGCCACCGCAACAACACCCCGAGCCTCCGGGCGCGCGTCCGTCGCTCGGTCACCGCCTTCCTCGTCGCCGAGATGGGGCTGGGCGCGTTCGTGACCGACGATCCGGCGACCGCCTTCTTCGTGACGTGCGATTCGGTGAACAACCCGCCCGCCGTCACGCGGGCGGGGCAGCTCATCGTCGAGGTGGGGATCGCGATGTCCGACCCGGCCGAGTTCGTGGTCTTCCGGCTGTCGCAGGACACGCGGGCCTACGAGGCGTCGCTCTAGACCAGCCGCCCGTCCGCGGGCCAGAACAAGGAGCCCCCAATGGGACAGGCGATCGACCCTTACAGCAAGGCGGACTTCATCATCGAGATCGAGGGCATCCGGCGGGCCGGCTTCAAGTCGTGCTCGGAACTCTCGGTCGAGCTATCGGTCGTCGCCCTCAGCGAGGGCGGGCGCCGCACGCCGCACAAGAAGCCCGGCAAGCTGACATTCGCAGATCTGACCCTCGACCGCGGCATGACCGACGATCGCGATCTCTACGACTGGATGGAGGAGGTCGCGGCACTGGCCACGGGGAAGGGCGTCGTGACCAGCGAGGTCAAGCGGACGTTCGACGTTGTCGCCCTCGACCGCGACAATTCGGAGCGCCGCCGGTGGACGATCTTCAACGCGTTCCCGATCAAGTGGGCGGCCGACGGGTTCGACGCCGACTCAGACACCGACGCGACGATCGAGAGCGTGACGTTCGCGTTCGACTACTTCGTGATCTCGAAGTAGCGCCGCCGCCTCCAGATTCCAGGAGCAGATTCCATGACCGAGATCACCTGCCCGTCCGGCCTCCGCGGCCGGATCAGATCACTGACCGTCGAGGAAGAGCGCGTGTTCGCCCGGAAGGCGCAGGCGTCCGGGCGGTTCACCGGCATGCTCCTGCACGAGTGCTGGACCGAGACGCTCGACCCCGGCCCATACGACATCGACGACGAGATCAACTGGCGATACGTCCTGCAGGGCGACCGCTTCTACGCGCTCGTCCAGGTCCGCATCGAGACGTATGGTCCCAACTTCGAGTTCAAGGCCTCGTGCGCGAGGTGCCGCGAGCGGTTCACCTGGCAGGTCGACCTCGCCAGCGATCTGCTGGTGCGCGAACTGTCGGCCAGCAGCCGCGACGCGTTCATCGGCGGTAACCGCTTCGTGGCAGAACTCGGCGCTGACCGCCCGCATGTCTTGTTCCGGCTGCTGGTCGGCCAGGACGAAGAGCGTCTCCAAGCCGACCTGCGCAAGCGCCCCCACCAGACCCTCGCGACCGCGCTCCGACATCGGATCGTGGAGGTCGCGGGCGTCACCCCGAGCCATCTGCACAAGTGGGTCAGGGCGCTCCCGATGCGGGACGCGACCGATCTGCTCGAGCGCATCATCGAGGCCGAGTGCGGGGTTGACACCGAGATCGAGGTCGAGTGCCCGCATTGTGATGAGGCACAGGACATCGACCTCCCTTTTTCGGGGGCGGAGTTCTGGTCGCCGGTCAAGAAGCGGCGTGGAAAGGTGAGGACGTAGGTCCGCACGCACTCTTCCCGACATTCAGCGAAGACGACTGGCGCCGCGCCCTGTTCGACCTTTGCTGGCGTCAACACGGGGGGAGCGGCCTCCAGATCGACTACTCGACCGCACTGCGGCTGACACCGGCCGACCGGGACTGGTATCGTGAGGCGATCGGTGAACGGCGCAAGGTCGAGGCGGCTGCGCTGCGCAAGGCCGCAAAGGAGTAGGCGTGCTCAATAACGCGGGGCTTGGATTCGTCTTCACCGCCCGCGATATGGCCTCGCGCTCGTTCAAGAAGATCAACCGCAACTTCTCGACGCTCGACAACAACACGACCGCAGGCGCAGCCCGCATCGCGAGCAACTTCTCGCGGGTCAAGATGGGCATCGGGATGCTCGCGGCCGGGGGCCTGATGGTCGCCGCGGGGATCGGCCTCGCGAACAAGGCCGGCAAGTTCGGGCAGGGGATCGCTGCGGTCGGTGCGGTGTCCAGAGCGTCTGCCGCCGATCTCGAAACGCTGCGGGACGCCGCCCTCGAAGCCAGCATGAAGACGCAGTTCTCGCCCGATGAAGCGGTCGAGGGGCTGCGCAACTTCGCGCAGCAGGGGCTCAACGCGAAGGACTCGATGACTGCGTTGACCCCCGCTCTCGACCTCGCGGCCGCGGGAATGATCTCCGTCGACGAGTCGACGGCGGCGGTTGGCGCAGCAGCAGCCGTCTTCGGCCTCTCGATGGACGAGACGGGACTGGCAGTCGACAAGATGATGCGGGTCACGAACATCAGCAAGCTGGCCGCGGGCGACCTCGCGCACGCGATCGGCACGGTGAGCCGCGGGGCCGGGCTTGCCGGTCAGAGCCTCGACGAGATGCTCATCTCGATGGGCATGGTCAGGGACACCGGCGTGGACGCCAGCGTCGCAGCGTCGTCGGTGTCGAGCGCGCTGACGTACATGGCGAAGAACTCAAAGAAGTTCAAGCAGCTCGGGGTCGACGTCACCGACGCGAACGGCAAGTTCAGAGACTTCGGGGACATCGTTCTCGACACACAAGGCGTGCTCGGGAAGTACACGGACGACGCGGAGCGCAGCGCGAAGGCGACCCAGCTGTTCGGTCGCTTCGGCAGCACCGCGTACACGGCGCTCAGCAAGCAGATGACAGACGGCGTCAAAGACCTCGAGGGCAACGTCCACTACGCAGCCGACGCGCTCGCGATGCTGCGCGGAGAGATCGCCAACGCGGGCGGGGCAGCCGCCGAGTTCCGAGAGGATATCCTCGACACATACGAAGGCCAGAAGGGACTGATCGGGGGGCTGGCGTCGGGACTCGCCGTCGTGATGGGAGAGCCGTTCACGCAGGTGCTCAAGCCGGTTTTGAAGGGGATCGTCTCGGTCCTCACCGTCATCGTCCGCGCGATCAAGGACGCGCCCGCGCCGCTCAAGCGATTCGTCGCAGGCCTGTTTATGGCGGTCGGCGCAGTGCTCGCCGTCATCGGGCTCGGCCTCCTCATCAAGGCGGCCTTCGGTCTCGTCGCTGCAGCGGTTGGATCGGCAATCGCAGCGCTCGCGTCGTTCGCGGCAGTGGCCGCCCCGTTCATCGCCATCGCCCTCGTTCTCGCCGCAACTGCAGCGATCGTTTACTACGCATACAAGAGGAACCTCGGGTGGTTCGGCGACGCGGTCAGGGAGACGTATGCGAAGGTCTCGCTGTTCTTCCGCGGCCTGATCGACCTCTTCAAATACGGCGGGTTCTCCGAAGCGGTGATGGAAGAGCTCGACCGCGCGGGGAACAAGGGCGTTCTCGGGTTCCTGATCCAGCTCTACCGGATCGGCTACCGGATCAAGAAGTTCTGGACGGGACTCGTCGACGGGTTCTCCGAGGTCGCGGGCCCCGCATTCGGCGAACTGGGTGAGGTGTTCGGTGAGTTCTTCGGTGCGCTCGTCGAACTGGGCCGGGAGATCGCGGGCATCTTCTCGGGGCTCGACGAGGGCGCCGACGCGATGATGCCGACGGGCCAGAAGGTGATGGGCTTCGGCGAGATCATCGGTAAGGTTTTCGGGTTCGTCATCGGACGCATCGTCGATGTGATCAGGTTCTTCGTCAAAATCGGGACGGTCTCTGCCCAGGTCGTCCGTCACGTCATCGGCTTCTTCAAGGAGTTTGGCAGCGAGTTGGGCGACTTCATCGCACGGTATTACAACTTGTTCGGGGAACTGTGGCGAGCCGCCGGCGGCTTCTTTTCCAAGATCGGGAAGGCGATTCTCTGGGCGGTCCAGCCCGTCATCGACATCATCCAGGCGATGGTGGACAAGATCATCTGGGCGTACGAGAAGGTGTCGGAGCTAATCTCCGGGTCGTCCGCTGTAGAAACAGTCTCGGCGAAGGTCAAGATGCAGGTCGACCGCCAGGAAGCGGAAGCGGCGGTCCGCGGGTCCGTTGCGATCGAGTCCCTGCCGGCGATGGCCCAGGCCGAAGCGCAGGGACGCGTCTTCGCTGCGGCTTCGGCCCCGGGGGCGAGCCCTGCGGCCATCGCCCGTGAGGTCATGCGGGCCGCAGCCGAACTGTCGAAGCGCGGGGACATCGTTGTCCAGATCGATGGGGCAGAGGTCGCTCGCGCAGTAGAGAGCGCACAAGCAGGCTCGTCGAGTAGGTCGTTCGACCCCGCCCCGATCCCGGTGATGTGATGGCAGGTTTCGCGCCGGTCGAACCGCAGCGGGCCTTGTTGGTCAACGTCGAAACGGGCGAAGAGATGCCCGTGCTCGCCAACCCCCCGACGTTCTCCGAGGGGGTCATGGTCAACTACTCTCGGGGCGCAGTGCCGGGGCTCGACCACCAGGTGCTCCAGTACCAGGGCACGGGGAACCGGACGCTGAACAACATCGCGTTCACGCTGGACAGCCAGATCGAACCCGCCGAGGCGGGGTACGACATCAGCGACTTCCGCAGGTTCCTGCTCGAGTTGACCGTGCCGTCATTCCTCGAGTCGGCGCCGCCGCGGGTGCTCTTCATCTGGCCCGGCGTGGTCACCATCGAGACAGTCATCATCACCGTCGCGTTCCAGTACCTGCAGTTCGGCTCGGCCGGCGTGCTCGCGTACACCGCCACCTGCGCGTTTGAAGAGATCCTCGACTCGCGCAGGACCGGCGAGCAGCTACGGGCGGAGGGCTGACGATGCCGCCGAACGCCGTCTCGCGGCACCTCCACACGACTGCATACGAGCAGGCCGACGGGCGGTGGTTCCTCTCCGACCGCGCCCCGTACCGCTACCGCGACCTACCCGACACGCGCGTCCACACGGCCGCGGGGACCGACACGCTGTTCTCCCTCGCCGGCCGGTACTTCGCGCCCCTGCCGCGCGCCTGTGGCTTGTGGTGGGCCATCGCGGACTTCCAGCCCGTGCCGATCGTCGACCCGACCCTCGCGCTCGACGCTGGGACGCAAGTCCACATCCCCTCGGTGCGCGTCGTCACGACGGTCATCCTCGGCGAGGCCCGCCGGCGAGAGCACTGATGGACCGGTCAGCCCCGGTGATCAGTGTCTCGGTGCTGCCCGATCCGAAGGCGGTCGAAGGGCGCCGCCCGGCCGTCCTCGACGGGCGCGTGATGTCGTTCTCCTACGAGGACAACGAGCGCAAGGCCGACCGAGGTTCGCTGACGATCTGGAACCACGACATGGCGCTGTTCGAGGCCGCCGGCGACGACATCCTCGGTGGCGACGTCATCGAGGTTGCATGGGGCTACGCGGGGCAGATGTCGCCGCCACGCCGCCTGTCGGTCAAGAAGCTCACCGGGAGCCTGACGCTGACAGTGGAGGCGCTCGCGCTGTCTGCCGAACTCGACAAGGTCGCCAAGACCCGGGTCTGGCACAACACGACGCGCAGCGACGTGGCCATCGAGATCGCGCGGGAGTACGGGTACGAGGGGGCGTGGGTCGAGGTCGACGACACCGAAGAGATCGTGGACACGGTGACGCAGGCGGGCTGGACCGACGCCCAGTTCTTGCGGCGGTTGGCGCGCGCCGAGGGCTTCGAGTTCTGGGTGGACGACACCGGCCTCCACCTCCACTCCCGCCGTCTCAGCGCCGCGCCGACGCATGTGCTCCACTGGTTCGACGACCCAGGCAGGGGCGACGTGATCTCGTGGGGCATCGAGTCAGACCTTGTCCGCCGCGTGGGCCGCGCCCAGGTCAAAGGGCGGGACCCGAAGACCAAGAAGGACATCGACGAGTCGTCAGACCAGGAGACGGCGGACAGGAGCACCACGCCGGGGGTGGTCCGCAGCCTCGTCGGCGAGACGGGGGCGACGGCCCAGACCGGGGCAATCTCTGGGGCGTTCGGCGTGTTCGATCGGATGCAGGCGGCGCTCCACCCGACGACGGCCAAGACGCCCAAGGCGGCGAAGCGGCAGGCGGCGACCCGCATCCGTCGCGCCGAGCGCGAGGCTGTCAAGCTCTCGATGACCATCGTGGGCGACCCGACGATGCGCGCGAAGACGATGGTCGACGTGCGCGGGATCTCGACGATGTTCTCGGGGCTCTACTACGTGGCCTCGTGCGTCCACCGGATCAGCAGCACCGGCTACCGCTGCGAACTGAAGCTGCTCAGCGACACGCATGGGCGACTCGCCGCGAAGATCGCGGCAGAGCAGGGCGGCAAGGTGAATCGGCAGAAGCAGAAGCCGCCCGACGAACCCCTGATTATCCAGGACATCGATGACGATTCGGGGCGACGACTGAAGAAGTACGCATGGCCAGGCGGCGCTGCGTCGAGCGACCCGGAGGCGAAGAACTGATGTCACACGCTGGCGACGACCAGATCATTGACCCGCGGTTCCTCGGGCCGCGCGTTGGCGTCGTTGTGGAGCGCGACGACCCGGAGCAGCTCGGTCGCGTCCGCGTCCGGGTCCCCGGTCTCGTCGAACCCGCATCGGCATGGGCGCGCCCGTTCGGCACGGGCTGGGGCGGGTCGACGAACATGGGGGCGTTCGGCGTGCCCGCAGTCGGGGCCGAGGTCGTGGTCTTCTTCGAGGCCGGCGACGTGGACGCGCCGCTCTACACGGGCGGTTACTGGGGCCTGCCGGACGGCGAAAGCGAGGTGCCGCTCGAGGCGCGAAAGACGCCTCCCGACGCGGTCGTGCTGGCCACCGAGCACTTCAGGATCGAGGTCGACCAGACAGAGGGCGAGCGGCGGCTCCGACTGACCAACCTCGTGACCGGCGACAACATCATCCTCGACGCCGAGCGCAACTCGATCATGATCGCAGGGACCACGCTGGTCCGCATCGAGTCGGAAGGGGCAATCGAGCTCGACGCCCCGGTGGTCACCATCGCCGGCCGCGCTGTCGAGGTCGGGATCGAGCGGGAGATCTGACGTGGCTGCCACCCCCCAGGACGCGGTCTTCACCATCCCCGACGACTTTCTCTGCCCGGACATCCCCGAGCTCCCGGACCTCTGCGAGATGCTCCTGCCCGGCGGCGTCGAGATGGCCGACGTGGACCTGATCCGCCTGGTCCAGCCAGCGCTTGCCCCGCTCGTCCCGATCTTCGACATCCTCGAGGCCATCGTAGCAATCAAGAACTGCATCGAGGCCATCCCAGACGCCCTCGGGCCCCCGCCCGATCCGCTGGCGATGAGCGAGTGCATCGGAGACCTCGCGAGCAAGATCGCTCAGGTCTTGCGCCTGCTCCCGCAGTATTCGGTGCCGATCTTGGCCCGGCAGATCATCGACTGCCTGATCGCCGAGCTGCTCAAAGTCCGGCGGTTCCTCGTCGACCTCCAGCAGCAGCTGCTCCGCATCGCGCGGATCGTCGAGAAGGCGGCGGAGCTCGACGATCCGCACCTCCAGCTCATCTCGGTCTGTGCGACGGACAGGTTGGCGAACACGCTCAGCAACGAGATGAAGGCGCTGATCGCGCTCGGGCGGCTGCTCGGCATGCTCCGAACGATGCTGGGGCTCATCGGCGTGGACGACGACCTGATCCCGGATCTCAACGACATCGCCGGGGCCCCGCTCGACGAAGCGATCGAGCCGCTCGACAGCATCATCGACGCGCTCCGGTCGCTCAAGGATCTGGTCCCACTTCCCGAGGAGGGCTAGCCGATGGCGACCCCGTGTGGACTGCTGACGCCCTTCCGCCGCGACGCGAGCGACATCGCGTCGGGGACTGGTGCCGACCTGCTGCGCTCCAAGGTGGGCCAGGTCGTCGGCGTCGAGCCCGGCGAGCTGCCGTGGCGAACCGGCTTCGGCGCGGGAACCCACGCCCTCCGACATCGAAAGAACGACGCTGCCCTCGCCGCCCTCGCGACGGCAAGGGTCCGCGCGGGGTTCGCGGCGTGGGCGAAACAGGCCGCGCTCGTATCGGTCGACCCCAGCCGCCCTGCAGCGAACGTCCTGGAACTCCGGGTCGCATACCGGGACCAGACGGGCGCGACGCCGGACGGGGTCGCTGTCGTTGAGATCTGACCCACTGGACGGGTAGCCTCGGAGAGACCATGTCGACGTTACCAACCAACGCGGACTACACGGATAAGGACTTTGACGCCCTGCGAGCGCGCCTATTCGCGCTCGTCGGATCCGCTTTCCCCGCGTGGTCGGACACCGACACTGCCGGCTTCGGGACTCTCCTTATCGAAATGTTCGCATTCGTCGGAGACGTCCTGACCGCCTACCAGGACAACCACGCCCGCGAGGGGAAGGTCGTCACCGCGACGCGCAGGCGGAGTCTCATCCAACTCGCCCGCCATGTCGGCTACGAACTCCCCGGGTCGTCAGCCGCCACAGTGGACGTGACGTTTTCGCTCTCGGCGAGTCCGCAAGCAGACGTGACGTTCCCGGCGGGGACGGAAGTCCGGACCCCGGAGATCACGAGCCCTGTGCGGTTTCGGCTGCTCGCCGATCTCGTCATCGCCGCCGCTGCAGATCCCGCCACCGGCGTTGGCTCAGTCGAGCACTCAGAGCAGCACTCGCAGACCTACGACGCGGCGGGGCTTCGCGACCTGGCCATCCTGCTGGACCGATCCCCGTTCCTCGACGGCTCGGCTGACATCACGGCGGGCAACGGTGCGTACGAGGAACAGGACAACCTGCTCGAGTCGTCGGCGACGGACCGCCACTTCGAGGTTCTCGTCGACGAGCACGACCGGGCCACGATCAGATTCGGCGACGGGACGACCGGAGCGCCCCCCACTGGGACTGTCGCCGTCACATATTCGACGGGCGGGGGAGCTGCGGGCAACGTGGACGCCGCGGCGATCAACACGATCGAGGGATCGTTCCTCGACGCCGAGGGTCGCTCGATCCGGGTCGCGGTCGCCAACGCCGAAGCCGCGTCAGGGGGCGTGGCCCGCCAGACCGTCGAGGCCGCTCGCCTCGCGATCCCCGAAAGCATCCGGGCCACGAGCCGCAGCGTCACCCGCGAGGACTTCGAGATCCACGCTCGCGAGGTCGCGGGCGTGGCGCGCGCGCTGATGGTCACATCGAACGAGGACGCAGCGGTCGACGAGAACGCTGGGATCGTCTACCCGGTGCCGGACGGCGGGGGGACGCCCTCTGCTGCGCTGCTCGCCGCGGTCTTGACGATGGTCACCGAGACGAAGCCCTGCACGCTGACGTTCAGCGTCCAGGCGCTCGCCCCCACGTATCTCGACGTGGACGTGTGGGCCCGCGTCTACCTCGACGCCGACGCGACGGGGGCGACGGTGCGGGCCGCGATCGTGGCCGCGCTGACCGAGTGGTTCCAGATCTCGAACACCGACGGGACGCCGAACGAGAACGTGGACTTCGGCCACAACCTCGTGGGGGACGAGGTCGCCTGGTCCGACGTCTTCGATCTCGTCCGTGACACGGTCGGCGTGCGCAAGGTCCCGCCGACCGGCCTCAAGCTCAACGACGCGCCCGCGAGCCTCGCGGTGCCGACGCACTCGTTCCCCGTCCTGGGCGACGTGACCATCATCGACGCATCGACCGGCGAGGCCCTCTGATGCCGGTCACCAACGGTTCGTTTGAGGAGGGGTCGGTCGCCGACCCCGGTGTGCCGCTCGGGTGGACGATCCATGCCGCCACGAGCCTGCGCCGCGTGGCGGCCTTCGGCGTTCCCGCCCGCGGCATCGAGGCTTTCGGCTGGGCGGCCACGCTCGACGACCTCGTGGCCGAACCACTCGCGGTGGCGCAGTTTGATACGCTTCCCGAGGTCAGAGAGGACTTCGAGGAGGGCTGGTCCAACGACGACTTCTATACTGCGCTCCATGCAGTCGAGATCGCGACGTTCGACGGCGACCCCGACGAAGCGTTCTCGTGGACGACGCTGCTGGGGTCGCTTGCCGTGGTCGAGGTGGAAGCCGCAGAGCTCGGCGACCCGGACAACGAGGAACTGTTCGGCCCGGCCGGGTGGCTGGTGGACGACGAGTACTTCGACGACTGGAGCGACATCGGCGGCGACGTTGCCTGTCGCATGTTCGACGGTCTACTCGAGGAGCGGTTCGAGACCGACTGGACCGAGATCGGGTCTCTGTAGGAGCTGGAAGATGGCAGAAGCGGATTGGACCGAACTCAGCGACGGGCTGAACATTGCGACAGTGGATCGTGGAGCCACTGCCGGCATCGACGCCCCGCCCGGCGGGGGGGACTTCGTCTTCGCGTTCAACTCGCTGATCGAGGCCAGCGGCGCGGTCGCGTTCCGCGTCAACGGTGGCGGGTTCGACCCGATGGCCAAGGGTGGCTCGATCCGCGGGTGCGTTCAGCGGGGTGCCGGCGGCGGGGCCACGGGGTTCGCGCCTGCCCTCTTCGTCTGCGCGGCTGGCCCAAGCGTCAACGACAACGCATACCTGCTCGGCCTCTCGAACGATGACCCCCATCGGGTCGTCCTCGCCAAGGGGCCGATCGCTCTCGCCGTGGACGACTACCAGGGCAGCTACGTCCAACGGGCGGGCGACGCGACGAAGGCGCAGGGCGAGTGGGCACACCTTCGGCTCGACGCGGTCGTCAACGACAATGGCGACGTGGTCATCAACGTCTACGAGAGCGACCTCGACGAGAACCCGCTCAGCGGTGTGCCCGACTGGCAGCTGATCCAGGGGATCACCC